CATATTTTTTAATCTTTCTGAAAGATTATTATGTTCTCCTCTCGCCTTAGCCACTTCCATATTCGCGTTGCCGTCTTTGGATGCTGTTTCGTATGTTACTTCGAGCGCTTTCGCAATCGATTCTCGAACATCAGCACCTCTCGTTTTTTTTCTGATACCATCAACGAGAATATTGATATTGTCAGTTTTAGGCAAAGGCGAAGGATCGTCGTATAGATTCAAACGTCCTGTTGCTTCTTCTGTTGTCATTAACTTCCTCCTAATTCATTTCTAATTTTAATGATTTCAGCTTCTAACGCTCTAATTCTTTCTGTATTTTCAGGCTTGCGTTCATTTCTTAAGCGATCTAGTTCACTTGTTAGTGTCAAAAGTTTCTCACGCTTGCTCTCAACGTCTTTATTCGCTTTAACACGTTCAATTGATTCAATCGCTTCTTGAGATTGTAATTGATAGGCAGATAGCGATTGAGACTTAGAACCAATAACCAAATCGACACTCTGAGGATTCAAGACATCTATTTTTTTCTCGATAATTTGCAAACGCTCAATTCCTGAAAGCGGAGCATTTAAAATCGGGTGTGTATTACCGATTTTAAATTTCACATATCTAGAGTCAATCAAATATCTCTCGACTGCTGCAACCGTCCACTTTGCAAGAGCGATTTTTTGATTTCTTAGGTACTGTAGTCCTCTACTTTTTAAGACAGACGGACTATCAATCTCTGTCCAGATAACAGGTTTTCGAATAATGCCAAACTTTGCTACAAGTTCAGCATCTTCAAGCCACATCTTGCCACCGTTGACCGATGAGATATCGATTTGTTTCCTGGTAACATCGGGGCCTTGTTCTTCCTCGTTATCATTGCTTTGGTTTTGACTGTTCTTCTCATCTGCTCCAATTGGCATGATTTGAGTTGCGATACCATCAAATGAAACTTCACGAGATGCAGACTTGATGTTTCGACCTAATTGGATAGGTGAATCTTGATTCTTACCAATCGAAGAGGCCCAATCGAGATAGAAGCCGTCATTCTCTCTTCGTAAAGTAAGATATCCACCAATATTAGCAACAATCCGCTCTCTGATTGTATCCCAGGTTGATTCATATCCAAGATAGCGCCAAGGCTTATCTGTCAAACTCTTGACAGTGACAGAACCTAGATAAATTCGCTTGTAATCTTCCACTTGCGCATTATGCTGACTCAAGATTTCTCTCAAGTATGCTTCGGCTCCAGTGTTTTTGAGTTTTTGATAATGTTGTGTACTGTCGTGCAAGAAGGATAGGAAATCTTCGCAAACAACCTCTTGAACGAAACCTGTACTCGTCATTTTATTTGAAACGCTCAAAACCCTACCCTCGAATTCGACTTCCTCGTCATATAAATTCACGACCTGGACAATGGACTGAAAAGGGATGATTTTTTGATACAAATTATTTTGCATGGGAATAACGAAAGTGAACTCATTAATTGCATTTTGCGCTTGCTTGATAGAACCTGAAAGGATTTTGTTGCCCTTACGAGAATACGGACTGTGAACGATCTTCTTTTTGGTAAAATCGGTATCCGATAACATTTCTCGAAAAGAGTTCCAAAAATATACTTCAAAACCTCCTCTGCCACTCATGCCATCACCTCTGCATTAAATCTTAATGAAATCGTTCCATTGCCTTTGGCAGTAAAACGGTTGATACCTGGTTTCACAGAAAGGACGAAATCTGTATTTTCACCCTTCTTAAACTTGTATGTTTTGCCTTTCTTATCGATAAGACTAATGTCGCTGCTGCAGATGACTGTCGGACTAACTGAAGTATCGCCGCCATTCACAAAGTAAATCTCTTTTTGGCCATTGATATCCCACTTGGTCCAATTTGAGAAATCATTCTCGAAGTCGAATGTATCCCAAATATCATCGAAGTAACTATCAGCATGAAACGCAAACGGATAGCAAATAAAAACAATTGTAGCAATCAAATGTTTTTTCAAAGGAACATCTGTCACCTTAATGCTCTTGATCTTTCCAAGCCAATAATATCGCCTGTCGTGAGTATCAAATAGCTGACTTTTCGATTTGGTCGCCATGCTTGATTTTATAAATCGTTCAGCTACCTTCCTATCGGAGTAATCTTTGTTTGGTAACTTGAATTCATAAGTAATTTCTCGTCTATCAAAGAAGACCTCTCCAAGCACGTCAGAGAAGTCTAAAACACCTTGCAAATAAGGGATTTGCTCCACGATCTCCTTTTTATCAGGAGTAGGAGCGTCCCTGCTTTGAAGATACCAACCAGCATCTTTGCTATTAAAATCACCGAATTGGATATATTCCTTAATTTGAGTAATCATAATCGATGCCGTCCTTTCAATGCCTGAATGTTTCCTACTGCTTCATCGTAAGCATAAGCTGTGCCGCCAATGAGCGCTCCTGTATCCAAGACCATCGTCTGACCTTGTGCTACTTGTTCTCTCAATTCTGACAAGCTATCAATCACATCTGATAATAGACTAGCAGAGTGAGCAATGTAGGCTTCTTGCCTGCTAGACGTTTCATCGATTGGCGTCTTACCTCTCAACGTCTCGATTTTAAGCTGACTTGACATGGTAGCAGTCGCACCGGTCAAAAGATTCTTCGATTTCAAGCTAAAATCATTAACATGATCATGAATAGCATCCAAATGCCCTGTGACCTTATCCATTGACAAATTAAGGCCATCTGAAATACCTAGTCCAATCTGCCAGCCGATATCCGAATAATCATCGTTAATTACATCCTGAATAGTTCCTGCCATGCTAGAAATATTATCCATGACATTTCTCCAACCGGTCTGAATACCTTGATTCAAACCAGCCATAAGAGCCGAACCGTTCTCGATAAGCAATCTTCTGTCATACGAAACAGGCCCTTTATGGTCTTTTATCCATTTGGCCATATTCGATACGCTAGAAGTAATCTGAGACCAACCTGAGTCAATACCAGACTTCAAACCAGCCATAAGAGCTGAACCGTTTGAGTAAAGGTTAACTCCTCGCCCAATCTGAGAAAGAGTATTGTTTGCTGAATTTACAAATCCTTGAGTAGCACTAACAAGTTGCTGACCGGATACTCTCCAAACCGCAACCATCTGACTTCCATTGTTGCGTACGTTCTGAACAATCGATGTCATCCCGTTGTTCACTACAACAAGGATTTGAGCCATACTTGCTTGCACGCTTGTAGCCATCAATGTTCCAGCCGTTTTAACTGCTGTGGCAAGAACAAGAAACGAGGCTGGTGCGCTTCCTGTAACGACTGACAGGTTAGAAATCAAGTCAGGAAATGTTGCTAATGCAGCAGTTGCTATCGTAGCAGATTGAGCGAACATCATCATTCCGTTGCTGAGAATAGTCATACCACTCCCAACTGCTGACAAATCAGAGCCGTATCCTGCTATTTTACCGACACCCAAAGCAACTGCTCCTAAAGAAGCGGCCATATCGCCAAGACTTGTGTTGGTAATCATCACGACACCTTCAGCTAAAGATTTAAAACCAAGGCCTGCATTTAAGGCAGCATTACCGATGCTGTCAAATATGCCAGCGACTCCGTCAAGAACATTGCGGATAGCAGAGCCAAATGACTCCACTACGCTACCAGCGCTTTCAAGGATGGAGCTAACCTGTTCCCCAAATGTTTTGAGCAGATTAGTCAGGCTGTCAATAATAGGGCTGACTTGCGAGAACATGTCACTAAATGATGAAACAATATCTGCAATCGATGGAGCAATCGCTACAACCATTTCTGTTATCGCTGGAGCGAATGGAGCAATCGCTTCGACAATTTGAACAATAGTATCAGCAATGATTTGAGATACTGAAACGAACGCAGCACTTATTATCTCGACGATTGGAGTAACTGCTGTTGCAATTCCTGAAATGGCTTCACCTAAAGCTGTAATAAATGGAGCAGCAGCTCCCATAGCTTCACCAAATGCCACCACAAGAGGAGATAGTTGAGCCAAAGCGCTTGTTACGTTTGGAAGAACTCCTGAAACCGTAACGATAGCCTGAGCAAATGTGCTGATAATTGCAGTAGCAACCGTGGCAAATGCCTGCCCTACTGTGTTAATGATAGTAGCTACACCTTCGCCTTGGCTAGCAATTAAGCTCAAACCTGCAGCGATAATGGCAATTCCAGCACCAATACCGACCGCTGCAATTGCAACCGCTCCACCGAGTGCCAAAATGTTGCCCATTCCGGCAGTCTTCATTGCAGCACCAAAAGCTTTAATAACTGGAGCAAGTCCAGATAACGCAACCTTAATTCCTTGCCCAATACCAGTAGCAGCCGTCTTGATCGCCGTTCCTGTTGTTTTGATTAGAGTTGAGATTGATTTGAAAATTTGAGCGATTGCGCTTTTCGAGCTTGCTACACTTCCTAAAGCTTCATCAGTACTTTGTTTAGCACCCTTTGAAAACCATTTGAACGGATTGAAACTCTTTAAGAAATTAAATGCCTTGAACGCAATCAAAGCACCGCCAATCCCTGTTATTAACCCTTTCCAAACACCCGCACTCATTGATTGACTCAATTTTGAAATCCAACTGATAACCATTGAAATAGCGTTCACGACGTGTCCGGCGGCAGCGCCTACAAGGTCCCACGGGATAGCATCTCCTAGCTTTTTAGCAAGGTCTAAGGCAGCATCCGTAAAGTCTTTAAACGCTTGATAAGCGTTCTTTATTGCTCCTGTTTCGGAGAAGGCTTCTAGTGCAAACTGAAAGGCCATAGCTAGATTTTGGATGATGACGTTAACTGTTTGGATGACATTCCCAAACCCTTGGATAACATTGCCAAACCCATTGGATTCGCTAGTCAGCTCATCAAAGAGAGACTGAACTGTAACGACTACATCTCGAAAAGTGTCCTTGATCACATCAAAAACACCTTCGCCAACTCCAAGCGACGCAAACAAAGATTTGAATCCTTGCTCAATTTTAGGACCAGCTTCTGCCAAAGCTACCTCAACGGCCTGTGGAAGCTGTCTCATGATATTACCGACCATAGGCAGGAAATTACCTAATAGAAACGTCGAGGTAGTAGATACAAGGGTTTTAAGAGCTGGACCAATATCTTCTCCGAGTGAAAGATTGGCCAAAAAGTTAGATGCTGAAGCCTTCATTGCAGCAAACGAACCACTAAAGGTCGTCTTGGCTTCTTCTGCTGCAACTCCAGCTACTCCCAATTCTTGCTGAACTAGGTCAATAGCTTCTACAATGTCCGCAAAGTTATTGATATCAAATTTCTTGCCCATCGCTTTCTCAAGCTTCCCAGCTTCATCCAGAAGACGTTGCATTTCTTCTTTGGTACCACCGTATCCAAGCTTCAAGTTATCCAGCATTGTGTAATTTCCCTTGGCAAAGCCCTGAAACGCATTCTGAATCGAACCGATGTCAGTACCCATTTTAGCTGAGTTGTCTGCCATTGCTAAAATAGCCTTGTTAGCTACTTCTGCAGCCTTCACTGCGTCACCACCGAGCGCTTGTTTTAAGCTGGCTCCGAAAGAAACTGCTTGCTCTGCGTATGTGTTAGCCGAAATCCCTGCAGCGGCAGCCTCGGCAGCATACTGCTTCACAGAACCAGCTGCGGTCGTGTAGAGCGTATCAATACCACCGAATGATTGCTGAAGCTTGGCTCCTTCGTCCAGAGCCGTAGTGAAAACACTCTTCATGGCACCACCAAGTGACTGAATCCCTGAAATCAGAGCACCACTAACGATATTAGCACCTAAAACCGACTTAAAGACCGAGCCTAATCGCTCTCCACTTTCAGACAATCCTCCAACCATGCCTTTTAAGCGTGCGACTCCTGATTGAGCCTTGTCGCCATCCATATCTACTTGAATGACGACCTTACCGTCTGCCATTTTGCTACCTCCTTTCTATTCCATGTCGTAATCATAATCATCATCTTCATCGTCATATTCTTCAGAATCAGGTAGTGCATACTCTTTCTTTAACTTCATCATTTCATCGATGTAAGCTTGAGAGTCGCCCTTTCTTGGCTTGTATTTCCTAATTTTGATGACTTCAACGAATTTAGTGCCTTCTGGCAATCCTGATAAAAGGGCATTAAACTTCTTCCAGTGCAACTTCCCTCTTTCTTCAAGCAAGTCAATGCCGTATGCTTGCATGAAACTCGCATAAATGAAATCGCCGTCTAATGAAATATCATATACAGGCGGTTCATTGCTTTTAACAGAAGGTTCTTGTTTCATTACATTTCCTGCCAGGTCATACTCAACCGACACATCCTTAAGTGATTTTAACTGGATGTGCTCCTCGAAAACCTGTTGGAAGATATCCATAGCATCTTCAATCGAGAACGACCCAAATCCCTCTCCTGTAAGCATTTTTAAAGCAAAGAAAGGCTTAACCTGTTCTGGTATTTCTTCATCACACCACATTTCAAAGAGTCTAATGATGTTATCGAAGGACATATTGAGAGAGTAGACCTTATCACCAATAACCAACTCATCCGTCAATTTTCGTGATAGATCTAGCATAATTAACCCTCTAAATATTTCTTGATTGCATCTTCTGAATTGCGCTCTTTATATTCTTTCTGAATTCCAAGAATGGTCTGCATCAGATAGTTGAATGCGATAGTAGTGTCTTCGTCTGCGAATGTATAGACTTTTTCAAAGGCTTCTGAACCAAACAGACGAGTCCAACCGTCCTCGACAACTTCTTTGGCTTTTTCTGCAATTTTCTCGTCAGAGAGCTTTTCAATTTTCTTCCAGCTCTTTGATAAGTCTTCGCGGAACTTATCAAGCTCCTTCACACCCTTGTCGTTCGCAATATATTCCAATTGAAAATCCCCAAAATCAATAGGGATAATGTTACTAGCTTTTTTAATGACTACCATGTTTTTACGCTCCTTTTCAAAAAATCATGACCACCCGTCAAACGGGTGGTTTGTACCAGGGCTATAAGCCCAGATAACTAGCCAGCGCCTAAAGACGCTGGCTTTCACTTTGTTCAAGCCTTATTGCATTTGACTCGTCACAAGCCTCTCAAAGAGGCATATGTACTACTTGCCACTATCCCTAAAGGGATCTTCATATTCTTTTACACTCAACTTATCTAAAGCAATATCTTTTCGCTCTTGTTCCTGAATGTATTTCTTTATTGTGGCTTCATTGAGGCCAACTGTACTCACATAATATCCCTCTGCCCAAAAATGTCGATTTCCAAACTTATATTTCAGATTTGCGTGTTTATCGAACATCATTAGAGCGCTTTTACCTTTTAAATATCCCATGAAACTTGAAATACTGATTCTAGGTGGAATACTTACCAACATATGAACATGATCTGGCATTAAATGGCCCTCGATAATCTCAACACCTTTATAACTACATAATCTATGGAATATTTCTCCCAAACTACTTCGATATTGATTATAGATCACTTTTCGTCTATACTTAGGGGTGAACACAATGTGATATTTACACATCCATTTTGTGTGTGATAAACTATGTGCTTTTTGAGCCATATTTTTCTCCTTTCGCTTTACAATTGGCTTGAACACCTTAATTGTATCGCGTTTGGAGTTTTTTGGTATAACCTTCGATGCGCACCCGCATAGCGGGTGGTTTTTTGTCTCGCACCTAACGGAGCGAGACGGACTGAAAGTCACATAATAAAAAGGCGTGAAAAATCACGCCTTAAATCATCCTGGTATTACAGCAGATTTCTTAGGTTTGCGAGTCCAAACAACTTTGAATTTGATCGTTTCAAGCTCAGATGCTTCACCGTCGCCAATTTCAATTTCAGAAAGTCTGGCCAAGCCCTCTTTTTGAGATTTGCCATCAGACGAAATTTCTTTATACCAAACGATGAGATCGTCACCAACCTCATCTTCTTTGTCTGCTACAAAGTTTTGTGCTTTATCTGAGTAATCACGGTGCCCTTCAAATGTGCGACCTCGTGTTTTTGAGATAACAATCTCTTCCTTGGTTCCATCTCCGTCGAAATATGCAGAGTCATCTGTTTCTTCGTTATTTTCCGGTGAGGATGTCTTCAAGCCTTTAGCGAGCCAAAGATACTCTTCAGCCGTTGGTGGAGTGTCTGGAGTAGCTTCTTTGTAAGGCCCAATGTAGTGTTTTCGTTGTGCGTTTTTATTTTTTGGCATTATTCTTTCCTTTCAATTTCAAGGCTGGCAGTTACGTCCAGCAAGTAAATATAAAAGCCTTGCTCATCTAAATCATTCAAGTAAGGCTTGTCAATTTTCAGACCTAAAAATTCGTAAGAGCCATTTTTACTTGGCAATTCTAGGTCCATTTTTGATAAAGCAGCGTTAATCTGCCACAATGTATTATTGTTTAATTCCTGATCTCGTGACTTGATAGCAATTTCAAAAGGCAAGCTGACCGTTTGAGTTCCAGCCATGTCCTCGTCCACTACCTCTCCACCAGGAAGCGGATAAAGGACTAATCCCTCTTTTTCAGCTAAATAACCAAGTTTAGAAGGGATTTTGTCTTGGACACCCTTGATATGCTCAAGCAAGACCTCTGCAAAGTCATTTTTTTGAATCATTTCACTCCCATCGCTTTCGCTCCGACTTCAGCCCAATTCTTAGCATATAGAGCTGAGGCCTTTTTATCCCACCTTGGACCAGTTCCAGGCGTTGGTTTTTGGCTCAGCAACTTATCTTTATTTGCAAAGAAGAATCTTCTTTGTTTTTCTGAAAAGAAACCTTTCCGCCTTTTGCCATAGTAAAGCAATCGAGCGTAAGGCGTCGCATAGACAATCGAATCTTGTCGAACATGTCCACTAGACCGTAGATCCCCTCTTCGTTTTGGGACAAATCGCTCCATGTCCATCAGCATCTGGTTAGCAATAGCTAACTTTCCTTTTGCGAAATTCCCTGGAGATACTTTCTTCTCAACTCCTGAAAGGTCTATCTTTACATTAACGCCGCCCATCAAATCACCTCGATTTCATAAGCCAGTAGCTTCTTGGTTAGAGGATGATATTGAGGGATGATGTTCTTAACAACGTAGCTGACGCCGTCCTCCTCTACAACCCCACCAACGAAACTCTTGTCGAGTTTCACAGGGCAGTATTTGTGATAGACAATCACAGTCGAGGAATTGGACTCGCTACGATGATTGCCTGTCCCAGAATGAGAATAAGACCTATCGAATTTGCAAGGAGACAATAAAAGAGGGGAAGAGTAAGCCTCTTTCCCCCAGTCGTCCTCACCAATTGGCTTTTTGATAGTCACAGAATTAGGTAGCATTCTTTTATCTATCATAATCAACCCTCACTGAGCTAAATCCAGCCATTCTCAGCCAGTTTTCAGTATCTCTTGATAAATTATACCTTTCACCCAAAGAAAGCGAATTTGAGCCATTCTGAGAGCCTGAGCGATAACTTATAGATGTCCGTCCGACTGACATGCTGGCAATAGACTGCTTGTCCTCTGCCGTCATGATGCCAGAACTATCTAAATAAGCTACTTGATAAGCCGTGGCACGTTTAACTGCCTTCTTGCGAGCTTTGTTGTCATTATCAAAGCTGTTTAGAGAATAGAAATCCCTGATATAAGCATCGATAGCGAGTTCAGCATGCTTTAAAAGCTTGTCAAAGTCACCCTCAACCTCAAATCCGAGATTATCGAACTCCTCTTTCGTTAAGTAAGTCATCTAATCACCTCCTCAAAAGGTGGATCCCCCCACCTCAACTAGATCTTGCTTAGGCTCTTCAACGAGTTCAAGGCAATCTTCACCAACAACCCCATTAAACAGGCTATTAATTCGATTAGCTTCGTCTTGCTCTAGATCGTACTCTTGACCTTTGTCAAAATGACGGTCAGACTTAGCAAGATATACGTTCAATTTTGCTTTAAACTTGGCCATTTAGCACCTCCAAAAGCTCGTCTTTGGTCTTGTTTGAATAGCCCTCAAACCCTCGCTCTTTCGCAAGAGCTTTCAACTCTGCCAAAGTAAGGTCTGCTAGTTGATGAGTAGTAAGCAACTCTTCGAGTTGTTCTTCGTCAACCACTTCTTCAAAACCGTCAGCGACTAATTGTGCTTCAAGCAAACTCCCTTCTTGGACTGTGTAGACCTGGTTTGATTTTTCGTACTTCTTCATGGATTACCCCCTTTACTAGGCTTTGTGAGAAACGTAGACACCGTATTTCTTAGTCTCTAGGACAAAGAGGTCATGATACAAACGGTTTTGATACAAGTATCCGTCGCCTTCTGTATGTTGACCAGGTGCAAAAAGATAGATAGAGTTAAATTTAGCTTTTGCAATTACTGCAGGTTTAGCAACGATCAAGAAGTTAATGTCTTTACCGTCTGCAGCCTTAACAAATCCAGTAGTGAAATCAAATTTAGTTTTGAAGCGTGCATCGTCCCAAACTTCGATAAGCTGAACTCCATCAAGTGAAGTGACACGAGTGTCGATGCCTTGAGGTGATGTAGTAGCGATTGAGCGTGTGAACTCTTTAGAACGTTCCAAGAAGTCCATGACTTCGCTAGAAACATACATAACGATATTTTGAGCGCCGTATTTACGGACTGGCAAAAGGGCAGCTTTCAGCTTGGTGTAGATGTTCACTTCTGAAAGGTCATCTTCAGACTTGAAGTGGCTGTTTGTGATAGCTTCTGTAGCAATTTTAGAGAAGCGGTAAGCGTCCACTTCTGGAGTAGCGTGTTCGGTGATGAATGTATTAGATACGTTTGCAGCTGAAAGTTCTTGGTTCGTTTCGTCTACGTCTGCAGCGTCTACGAAGAACTCGACGTCACGGTCAAATCCGAGCGTATAAACTTTCTTGTCGTTTGATACTGTACCAGCATTGTAGCCTTTAGAGCGTGTGTGCGCCTTGTAGCCAGTAACTGAAATTGTAGGCAACTCGAAAGACTTAGCGCCCAACCAATTTACTTGTGGTGTTTCCAAAATACTTGTAAGTGCGCCTTGCATCAATTTCTTTTCAAAGGTGCCTTCGTGTTTAGTGATGTAGTTGATTGTCATTGATCATTCTCCTGTTAATTATTTAGTCCGAGAGCCTTCAAAAAGGCATCTTCTTGGTTCGTTCCAGCCGTCGGATTTCCTCCAGCTGAAAATGTTGGCTTCTTCTCCTCAGGTTGCTCTGTACGACCAAACTGAGGGTATTTCTGCAACACTTGAGCGATAGCGTCATCAATAGACACATCATCGGATACTAAGCGAGCAGATAGAGTGATGACATCGTCCACAGAATCGGCATTTACTCCCAAAGTCAGAGCTGATAGTTTCGCTTCCAGGTTCTTCTTATCTGACAAAGCAAGTTCTAGCTCTTTCTCTTTAGCAGCAAGCGCCTCTGACTGTTTCTCAGCCTCGCTCTTTTGTGAGTCCTTCCACTCTTTGAGTTGCTGGAGTCCTTCTTTAGCGCTCTTGATGTCCTCAAATCCTAGACTTTTGAAGATTTTCTCTTGCGCTTTCTTTGACTCTTTAGCTACAAGACCAGTCACTTCATCTTGAGTGAAAGTCTTGACAGGTTGCTCTTGAGTTTGTGACTCAGTGGTTTCTCCAGCGTTGACTGGCTGGTCAGTTGTTTGAATGTCTTCTGCCATTCTTAAATTCCTCCTAAAATTAGGTATTATCTTCCGTTCTTTACCGACTGCGGATAAAGTCAAGCAAAAAACCGCATCAAATTTGACACGGTTTATAGTGATTTATAGTGATTTATTGCATAAAAAAAGCGCCTAGGTCAAACTAAGCGCTAGTTTTAGGTTTTCTCATAGAAAAATATCTCTCTGTAAGCTGTCGCTTATTTAATTCTAATTCAAATGCTTTAGCCTCATCTAATGAAAGTAAGTCAAGTGTAATACTTATACTCAGTAATTGTTCATCAGTAAACTCTGAAAAATCTAAAGGTTTTTCATCCAGATTTAAAGAGTCAATAAAGTTTAGAGCCTCTGACAATTCCATAATATCACTCCTCTCTTAAATTCATTTCTAAGACAATGCCACCTTTGTTTTCTTTCATACTAATTATATCATATTTTGCATTTCTTGGTATGATAATTTCAGACTCAGCGTCATTATCTGTAAAGTATATTTTACTATCCTTTGAAATGTTGATGATGGTTTTGACTTTTCTAGTTTTGAAAAAGTTATATTTTGGAATATAACTAGTTGATGTGTAAGCGGCGTTACTGAAAACAGCCTCTCCAGAGTTCAGCATATCAGATACACTATCATATTTTTTCAACAAGTCAGCATTGCTAGTAATGATTGATTTCAAGTAACTACCATCATCAAAGCGACTAACTTTTATATTTTTCAGTGTTCTATTTCTTTCAATAACTCTATCAAGCGTTGAAACCACTTTGTTTTCTTCTTTGCTGAGTGGGATGACTCCATTACTTCTGAGCGCTCTGTTAATATCAAAACTCCTATTTGTTGCTATATATCCCATACTGTCAAAGTCTGGAGCATAGATAACATCACGCTCAGTTTTTGTTATTTTTCCACCCACTTTCTTAAATGCAGGTATTTCATCCTCTTTGATGTAGTGATATTCTGACATCTTCTTCCTGAGTTTTACTTCTTTTTGAGCTTGAGAAAATGGGTCATCATAGTATTTCTCTCTAGCCTCATCCCGTTTTAGGAATTGGTGCTTATCGATGTAATCCTTCAAAGCAGCGTTTTGGGTGCCTATCTTACTCTTATACTTGTCTATCAGCTCTTTATCGCCCAATTTCTCAGCGACGTGGAGCTTTTCCTTGTTCGCTCTGATTGACCGTTCTAGCGCCCTCTGTTTTGCTTCTGCGTTGGCATTATCCATCGCTTGCTCTGGACTAACCGAATCGACGTCCTCGCCTAAATCAGGCTTGTAGTTCGCTCCTGGGATGAACGGAGTTAGCATGTGGCCACAGTTAATACCAAGGCACCCTTCAGGCCGACCGTAACCATAATCTGACAAAGCTAAAATCTTCTCGCCGTGTTCAACTCTAGCCCGGCCAGTCGTTACTATCTCATGCTGCAAAGGGGCGCACGACTTGCGAGCTGACGCCTTTTTTGAAAAATAAAAGGTATCAATGCCCAGCTCTTCAGCCGGTCTCGTTCGCATTTCTCGATAAGTTCGATAGGTTGTCGTCTTGATAACTGTCCGTGCGTAATTGTCAATTTTCCAGTTACGCCCAGCGCTATCTTTAAAACCTTGAAAACCTTTCTCTTGCCACTTCATGACCGTGTCAGAGATGGCTTTATCTGCCGTAGAAAGACCAGTGACCACTCTAGCGACAGATTGTTCAATGATGCCTTGATAAGCACCGATAACGGCTTTAGGAAGCGTTGTGTTGATTAGGTTGTGGATATCTCCGACAGCTTGACTTGCATAGTCAGCAAGAATTTCTTGAATGTGATTGCTATTTCCTGCAGATCCACGCCCTAAATCTTCCATGAGTTGTTGCTTCGTGTCCGTGTAGAGCTTCAAACCCTCATTTTCGACGATATAGCGTAGTTGCTCTTCAGCTACTCCAGAGTATTTAGAAATTAGCTTCAGGTTCTCCTCGTTCAGCATGTGCATCTGTTGCATCTTCTCGAGTTGCCAGATGTACGGTTGCTTATCAAGATAGACCGTGCCACGTTCCGTCACACGTTCGACCACATTGTCAAATAAGTCCAAGGCTAACTGATGATAGATGTCTGCGACATTGCTTGCTTGAAGCAGCAGTTGCTCGTCATTGAACTGGATTGGTGGTCTCTTCTTTTTTCCCATGGATAGCCTCTCCTATCTCTTCTACCATTTTTTTGTTAGTTTTCTCTGTTCTAGTGAGGGGCTTTTAAGTCCTATAAACGACCTTAGATGTTGAGTTAGGTTCATTTAATCATTCTCCATAGATATCAATATCCTCTTGTGTTCGCTGGCTGTTAGCCGTGTCCATCGTCTCCTGATTGATTGCCTGAATCATCTTCTTAGCGTCAAGCTCTGACATATTGAATGCTTTTTGAATAGCGTGAGCCTTGCTGACAATGCCACTGGCCAAAGCCTTGGTCCAATAGTCAAGCTCATTGTTCTTGTCAGTAAAGACTCCATCGTCCAGATTGATTGCAATCTTCTCCATTTGAGGAATTGGACCGCTATACAATCCATAAAGGCTCCCAAGCTCGCAGATTGAGATAATCAATTCTTTCAAAGATTGCTCTACCAGACTGACAATGCTGTTTCTCATTTGGTAAGTATCAGAGTTTTCAGAAACGACCTCTGTCGCAGTCTTCAAGCTCTGCCCGTCAAATGTAAACATTCCAGCAGAAACGCCTAGAAGCATCTCAAAGAGCGCTAGACCCTCGTTAATGGTCTTGATGTAATCATCTGCCCTGATTGCTGTCGTCAGGTCTGTGATGCTTCCTCCGTCCATGTCGTTAGTAGACAGGCGTAAGTAGACGTTTTGCTCTGTGTCAAAGCGTTTGACAAGTTGGACGTCTCCGTCTTTATTAACTATTCGAGTCTCTGTGAGGTTCTCAGGAACAGCCACTCGACGTTGGCCCATTTTGACTTCCCACTTGAACTCATCATAAGTGGTATTGATGAAATCAATCGTGCTTTTGGCGTTATCGAATATTGATAGACCAAGAGGTGAATTGATGTCCTTGTTATTCATTCCAGGAGGTTTAAGGTAAGAAAAAAGCGGTCTTGTTAGACCGTTTAGTTCAACTTGTTCTTCTAGATCCTCATAGACTTCTGCCAAAGGCACACGCCCTCCGACTTGCTCAGAACTTTCAGACCTGTATAGCTCATTTGAAATGATGTACTTCCCATCCTTGGCCCATTCGTGAAACTCAATCAAAGTGTAGTAAATATTCTTCTGACCTGAAGCCTTAATCGTCTTAGTGACAATAGCAGCGCTTGAAATGTCTTGCGTGTTGCTTTGCAACGGCAAAAAGACAGGTGCTTGAATGAATGACACTCGCACTCGTCCGTTATCCACATAAGGCCTCATGGCAAGACCACCCAAAGCAAGACAGCTCTCAAGATAGCGCTCGAAGTTCTTGTTAAAGCGGTCATTCTTTAATGTCTCTTGAATGAATGCGTCCGCTTGCTCATCGTCCAATTTAATCGAAGCCTGCTCGTTAAAGACCAGACTGGCAATCTTCTTGGCAGCGGTTCGAGCGATTGGCAAATGAGTCGCTTCTCTTTGCTTCTTGATGCCGTCCGAATTCGTGTATGTTATCTTCTCAATGTTGCTCTGATAGTATCTTAGATTCTCATTGATTCGACGATACTCTGCGCTTGTCACTGCGATTTTAGGATGGTCTGTGATACTTGTCAGACTTTCTGTAGTCATTGCGTACTGTCCTCTCTTCAATAGATTTTTGACAAATTGAATAATGCCCATTTATCGGCTCCTTATTGCTAAAAATTAGCGTAACGCTTATAGAATACGTTCACACTATATCTGAATTCGTCCATTGCGTGGTTATCTTTATCAATCGGTCGTCCGTTATCGTCTCGGCTATATAAACCAATCTCTTTCAAGAAATAGTAATGGTCATACTCTTCTTCTTGGTGATTGATAAGCAAGAACTGACCTGAAGAGATGATATTCTGGCCACGTTCAATCCCTACCTCGATACCCTTCGCCTTGCTGCTAACATCATGGGCGTTGTTCAAAGCCCCTCTTGTCTGAATCCCTAGCTTGTGCAATTCCTCTCGTAAGGATCTACACGCTGGGTCAATCCAGACATCGGTATAGCGCATCTGATACTTGCTAACACACCACTGAATGAACGCTCGAAGCTCGACTGCATAGGTGGACATAGCCTTGACTTGGCCAGTTTCAGCTCCGCTGTGATAGTAATGAGCTACACGATTGAGTCTGAAGAAAGTCTTATTGCCCTCTCTATGTTTAGTAACGATGTTACAAGACATAGAGGTGGCGTCAGATTGTCCACCATCGCCATTGAAATACATTTCTATAGGTTCGCCTACCAAACTATCCTTAATGTTCTTTTCAAGGTCAAACAGGCCATAAATAACGCCCTGAGGCATCACCCTCTGACCAAGTACGTCTCTCTTGTAGAGATAAGGATTTTTTTTAAGCGATTGAATAATAGATTGCTTACGCTCTTCAGACAGAATCGGATTGTCGTCCATGGTCCAATGGGTCCAGCGTGTGTTCTGGACATCAAATACATCCTTAATAACTGGATGTTGAGGTGCTGGAGGGTTCAGGTCAGCTAGATGATAGCGTAGTTTAGCGGCCCACGTCCGTCTGAATGCCTCCTGGATAAAATCCATGTTCAGCAAATTGATTTCACAAAAGACCACTGAACCTAAAGACATACCAGTTATAGCACCTACACTGTTTGCTTTACCGCCCCCTTTATAATAGACACGCTTAGTGCCGTTCGGTGTATCGATTAAGAGGTGGTCTCCGTGCTCATCATGCTTGATTTTGCAATTGCCATCAAAGATGTGCATCAGACCTGTACCGTCGCCATCGATAAATAGACGGTAGGCTTGCTCTTGGTTGTATGCAGCTATAAGATGGTTCTCGTCTGGTGACTCAATCAAGTATCTTGCATACCTAAAATGACCAGCGGTTGTCTTCCCGCTTCGAGGCGTGCCCTCGTTGACTTCAAGCTCATAGTTGAACGGTCTACGAATGATTTTGAGTTGTTTGTTTGAAAAATCAATCTTCAACCTCATCACCACCCTTCACGGCATTCAACAGAGCTTCCATGAGAGCAGTATCAGACTTGGAGCCTTGATTGCTTTCAATCTTGATCTTGAGCAATTCAATCTCTTGTCTGATTTTCTCATCAGTCAATTCAAAGTCCTTCCAAGCCATATTATTCATGCCGTCCAAAGCTGAAAGAAATGCGTTGGAGTTCGCTTGTCTTATCCCGTCTTGTTCAATACTAGCTCTTGCCTTGTTCTTCAGCCATTCATACTCATTGAAAGCCTGCTCTCTGGACCATAAGGACATATTAGAGAACTGTTTGAGTAACTCACGATACCTAACCCTTACCTCACCCTTATTGAAAATAGCAGATGCTTTATTGTCAACTACTGCATCGCTCATTTTTTCGGCTTTGTAAGCCTGTCTATATGCTTGTCTTTGAGATAGTCCGGAGATTATCCCTTGGACAAATAGCTCTTGTTTTGGGGTTAATTTATCCACTCACCGGACTACCTCCTTTCCGACAAAATAAAAAGCCACTCAAAGAGTGACTGTATGCGGTAAGTGGGTGCCTCCCCCACCAGAGCCTTATATAGCGCTACTTTATCTCTGTCCTACAGGTTAATCAGCCTAAATCTAATTACCGCCCTGTACCCCTATTGTGATAGCTACTCACAGAGATACAATTGGAACGACAGGACTCGAACCTGCCTACGTTTCAGACCCTTTATAGTCATATCGCTCCACCAACTGAGCTACGTTCCAACTGCAAGTAGACTACAGACTTGCGTGTTAATTAGAAATTACTTTTTTCTTTTTTATTTTTTGTAGTCTTTTTTGCGATATTAAAACATCCTACTCTATCGCCACTGGTAACCCAAGCCAGCAGTTTTTCAGAAGCTTTTCTAGGTCGTTGCCTAAGGTGCCTTTGCTTTAATTCTTGATACTACCATTTTAACAGATTTTAGACTTCATGCGCACTCACTTTAGCTCACTTTGTCTATAATAGTCTCCTCTAGTTCAGACTCAGCCTGTTTGCGTAATCTGTAATAAGTTGCCTTACTTATTCTCAAATTGTCGCAAATATCCTCAATGTAGGTCTTAGTAATGTAAGTCATTCTAAGGACAGACCTGCTTTTTGGATTTTTAAGCCTATTGATCATTCTACCTAATTCAAGCTTTCTGTTAATAACTTCCTTGGTATCCTGTTCTATAGCCTCTTTCATCACTACAAGCTGAGTATAGACATCGTCAACTTTTCTAGTCTGTCCGCCTTGGACTTTGACATCTGACCACTTAGGGCTTGAGAGCAAACCTGCCTCAAGCTCATTGATTTCATCTATACGGCTTTGGATGTCTATGTCCAGATCCTGCAACTCTTTCAAGAGCTCTTTAGCCTTCACTCTCTATCTCCTTTGTGATATAATAGTCTGTGCGATAACTATTAGCTGAGGTAGAGAGTGCCTTGGCTTTTTTTATACCCAAGAAATATGAATTTTCTTGTCAGAAACATACTCAGAACCGCTGAATAAATCTTTAGAATAGTATAGTTTGTATTCCACTAAAAAACCTGGCCCTAGCAACTGTTTTATTGCTTCTATCGTCTTTGTATCATCTAAGAGACGTTTAATGTATTCATCTCTAACCGATAACACATTAATTAAATGACCTGTATAGCCTTGCTGGGCTGATACTTTTATTTTGTGTTCTAGGTCGTATTCCTTAAAATACCTCTCAAACCATTTAGCGTGACTCTCTGAATTTAATCGTTTCACCTCATCAATTAGTGTCATTTCTTTACCTCCAAAAAATTATTTTTTTTAGTAGCTATTGAGTATCCTCATCGTCTTTTCATAGCTTAGATATACTTTTGCTCTTTCCTCCTCGTATCCGAATACTTTGGGAATTCTGAAGTAAATGATTGTAGCGTTGTCATGTTGTTTGACAACTGAGAAAATGTGCTTGAGCAAGCTTTTTCTAAAAGCTACATTAGGGAAAACTACAAGCTCTCGAGCTCCTATTCCTGTTGTAGTCACTTTATTTATTTTTCTCCCTGAATATGGATATTTTTTAGGTCTCATCTTCTAACTCCTTATTGAATTTCCAAGCCTCGTACATAATCAAATCAAGTTCATTTTCGTGAATATTTCCTATCACTTTGCAATTATCCCAATAACATTTTTCAAATGGTTCATAAGTTGCTGGAGTGACATTCAGAAACGATAAGTAAAATCCGATTGCTGTTGTTTGTGTATCTTCATCTTCAAAATAAGTATATTTTCCGAAAGATACAATACTTGCATGAGCATTTGTAATTAGAATATCTCCTTCGAATATCTCATTTCCTGCTTCATCTTCAATACCTGTTGATAACATTAACTCAAGATTTTCATCGTCAAAGTGTTCGAAAGTGAATTCCGATTTAATCTTTTCCCATGCAATCATGTTTTTTTCCGTCTTATTCCACGCTCTAAATTTAGGTCTCATAATCTCACCTCGTCTCCAATCCTCAATGATTCGTAGCTTGTTTGTGTGACTACGAAAATGCCGTAATTCTGTATTGTGATTGTGTACAGGTCTCCAATCTTCTCCTTGTGGACGACTCTGCCTTTGATTTCTGCGCCTTGATTATCTGCCTTGTAGATTAGCATCGGGCGCTTTTCTTCTAGTTTTTTTATGTGAATACTCTGCCAGACATTCAATCCAGCAGATAATA